AGTAAATCCTGACATCCTATGGCAGCTACAGTTAACCAACCGTTATACGGTGCGGTCGCAACTACCGATAAAGCTAGTGAATACCGCGTTTATTTCTCAAAGAAAATGTTGGAACACCAGGTGGATAAGCTCCAGCTGGAACAATACGCTTACCAGGCCGAACTCCCCAAGGGGCAAGGCTCCAAGACGATGCGCATGTTCCGGGCGCCGCCAGCCAGCATCACTAATATCATNACCNTGACNGAAGGCGTCCCGCCCTCGCAAGCNCCNTACAAGCTGATNTTCGAGTTTATTACCNGGACATTAGCNCANTACGGNAGTTACGCTCAGGTNTCGGATATTGTGGATGAAACCGAGTTNCTGAACACGGGCGACGCGCTGACCAAGAAATTCGGCGAGGAAGCTGCGTTATGGTGCGACACCATCGTTCGCGACGCTTGCATCAACGGGAGCACGGAAGAACCCACCAAGTTCGGCAAGATGTATGCTGGGACCGCGACCGATTTCGCTTCCCTAAAGGCATTAACACCAGCGACCGGACGTTTCAGCGGCGATGACCTGATCGATTCAGTTACCAAGCTGCGAGTACAAAAAGCCAAGGCTTTCGATGACGGCACGTTCGTTGCTGTCGTTGCGCCCGAGCAGGAACGCGACTTGCTCGAGGAACAAGGGTCAGCCTGGGTTTACGCNAGTTCGTTCAATAAACCTGACCAGATCTGGAAAGGCGAGATCGGCACCTTGAGCGGTATCAAGGTTGTGCGCGGCACAAACGCGATGCGTCAGACGGCAACCGAAGGTACTTACGATCCAGCCGGTGTTGTTTACGCCGCTTTGGTATTCGGCCAGGACGCATTTGCTGTGCCCAAGCTTTCCGGTGAAAGCCCAGCTAGCCCGAAGGTTTACACGATCACCGACCCGGACAGCTCCAACCCGTTCGGGCAATGGATCACGTATGTGTGGAAGGCATACTACAACAGCGTATGTCTTTCGAGTTGGAACGGGATCGTTTTGCAGACACTGACTGCGTACACCGGACTCTAATATGGCAGCATTAATCGGAGTAAGCGTAAAACCGACCGCAGGATCAGATTATACCTGCAAAGTTCCTTTGGACTTATTGTCCGAAGACGGAGTACCCCCAGCCCAGGGAGATAAGGTCAGTTATTCGGTAGACGGCACCGTGGACGCCGTTACAGACGACGAGGCAACCATCACCCTGGACGCTATCAACGGGAAACCAATTGGCAGCGATAATCCGCAGGAAGAAGCGGGCGAAGGCGCGCCTCCTGGAGCAACACCGGCTTTAGGCGGGCCGGGCGAAACCACGGCGAATATGGGGGCAAGGCTGCGGAAAGGGGCCAAGGCAAATACCCTGGGGTTGTTTTAACATATGCCACAGACAGTAACTCCGCAAAATCACGCCACCATCACGCTGGCGGCTAACGACCTCTGCACTGTCAACTATACCGGATGGCAGTCGGGCGGTACTGCTTATATGTTTAATGGCGGTCCCGGCGTAGTCTGGGTTTCTTTCAATTCTGCGGTTAACGCTGCGGTGGGAAACGCCAATTGTTACCGGCTGGCGATAAACCAGACTATGACATATGGCGCATTGGGGACAGGGTCGAAGTTTACCTTGAACGCCGACACGGCGGTGACCCTGCTCAGTGTGGCGTTCCCATGAACATCATCGTTAAGAAAGACGAGAAAGCTCGGCTAGCCAGGCACTATGCCGAGCAGACTCGTAAACATTATTACGGGCGCGAGATCCGTGACGGAAGCCGGTTCAGGTCCAAGGCTGGCACTAAAGAACAGATAAAGAAAGCGTTGGAGACATCATGAGATTAGCCGGACTCGCGCCTGAAACCGATAAGCTTGCCGAAATGCAACAGCTTTATGGCAGGTTCGATCTGGACATAGTTACCGGGCGTCCAACGGACATTTGGGAACGGCGCAACCTGTTCCATTTACGGCTCCCATTCGGGCTCCAGAGCGCCTGGTTCCCGGATTTCTGGTATCGCAGAATCCAGGTTAATCGCCGGGCTAGCGACTCGCTCCTTCGGGTTTTGACCGATATCAGCCAGTTGTTCACGCCGGAAGAAATACACGAGTCTGGTCTGGACCAGTTTGTGCGCTGCTACAATTTCGGGAACGGAAAACCAAGCCTGTTTTGGTACGGAGCTGGCTGGGAGCTTTCACCTAAAGTCACCGGCGACCCACTAGCTCAGGCAATCAAATTCTTTGTCCGGCACGGATGGCAATACGAAGGAGTATCGGACAAGCGCCGGGTACGCGAATTCGAGTTCTGGTAAATGAAAATCAAACGCACATTGCCCCCGCCGTTTTCAGGAAGAAGAGAGCCGTTAAACCCCAGGGGACAAGCTTTGCTCAGGCAACGGGTTCAGGAAGCTTTCCAACGCCGCAAGCTGGCTTACCCGAAGAACAGGCGATTCAGCCATAAACCGTTATCATGATTACTGCGCTTATCAGTTGGTTGATCCTCGTGATCATTATCTGTTTGCTCTACTGGATTTTGAGCATGTTCGCACCGGCACAGATTTTGAGAGTGGTTCTGGTGGTTTGTGTTGTCATCATTGTCCTGGCCTTGATTTTTCTTCTTTTGCCTTTGGCCGGGATTCATATGGGAGGACTCCGTTAGATGGCTAGCGACCGGATCATCTTTACAGACGCGCCGAACGGGATTACGGCCAAGAAACTGAACCTGATCATTGCCCAACTGCTCGCTAGCAGCGGTGGCGGGACCAGCACAGGCGACATGCTGAAAAGCGTCTATGACACCAATAACAACGGCAAAGTCGATACAGCGGATGCTATTCCGTGGGGGAGTGTCACGGGCAAGCCGACGGTATTTCCACCCGACTCAACGGCAATGCTCAAAAGTGTGTATGACACGAACAACGACGGGATCAGTGACCATGCAGCAGTGGCTGATACAGCACCTTGGACAGGAATCACGGGAAAGCCTGCGACCTTTCCACCTGACAGCACAGCAATGCTGAAGTCAGTTTATGATACGAATTCAAATAATGTAGTTGATACCTGCGATTCGCTAGCCTGGAGCAAGCTGACGGGAGTTCCCGCTACGTTTCCGCCTGACTCGAGTGCGATGCTAAAAAGCGTTTATGACACCAACGCAAACAACAAGGTTGACGCCGCGGAGAGCGCGGATTCTGTCGCGTGGACCGGCATCACAGGAAAACCCGCAAGTTTTGCACCTAGCGCCCACGCAACGACTCATCTGGATAATGGGAGCGATCCTATCAGTGTCGTCACTACTTCTCGCATGGGCTTGGCGCCGGTTTTAAGCGGCAACGCGGCAACGTATTTAAATGGTACAGGAGTTTTTTCAGCACCATCTGGAAGTGGTGATATGCTTAAAAGCATTTATGACACTAATGGGAATAATGTTGTAGATACGTGCGACAGTCTTAATTGGAGTAAGCTTACTGGTGTACCAGTATTTGTTCCCACTGGGTCGATGTTTGATTTTGCGGGTTCTACGGCTCCGTCTGGATTCGTTCTTTGTGATGGCACTTCTTACGCCACAACGGGTACGTATGCTGCGCTTTTTGCTGTGATCGGATATACCTATGGAGGCTCAGGCAGCACGTTTAACGTACCGGACTGCCGTAGCCGAACAATCGTCGGGGCAGGACAAGGTACGGGATTGACTAATCGAGTTTTAGCCGCATCTGGTGGCGAAGAAACCCATCAATTGACAATAGGGGAATTAGCTCCTCACAGTCATAATTATGATTATATCAATCTAGCTGGATCGAACGTTGGCCAAACCTCTCCAACCTTGGGTTATTCTGTCAATGGCCATGCCACCACCACGACGGGCAGCGGCACGGCGCACAATAACATGCAGCCATTCATTGCTCTCAATAAAATCATTAAGATTTAAAGAAATATGTCTGACATCACGACTACGCGCATTTTTAGCGATGGCGAAAAGGGCATCACTGCGGCCAAGATGAATGACATCATCGGCAGCGCGTCGATCCAGACAGCGTTTGTCTCGTCCAAGCCGGTGGCTAGCAGCACCGTAGCGGGCGATAACCTGCTGTTACTTACCAGCGGCGGTTCGTATGCGAAGATCGATTCATCCACGTTTTCCTCGTCGATTGCGGCACTGTGGCCTGCGCCTGAGCCAAAAATCTGGGCTGTGCGCCTGCGCAGCTTTAACGCGGTGGGCAACCCGACGTTTGAGGTGGATCAGCGAACAGTAGGGACTGGTATAGGTTATGGCGTTGGTACGACATTTTGCATGGATAGATGGCAAGCATCTAAAGCGGGTGCGACAGGAACCGCCACGGCTGTTCAAACTCTGGGAACGACGAGTGTTCCAGGAACGAGTTTTGCTATTGGGGGTTGGTTCTTACGAACAACGGTTACGGCCACTCAGGCTACTCTGGCTGCTGGAGATATTCTTTGGTTGAACCAAAATATTGAAGGCCCACCATTGAGAGAACTAATCAATGATGTTCACTCCGTGTCGATTCTTTGCCGATCAAGCGTGGCAAATCTGAAATTTGGCTTAGCCTTACGTGATGGACCAACTACTCGCAGCTTGGTTAAGTTATGCTCCCTCGGTGCTGCTAATACCTGGACGCTGATCACGTTGCCTAATATTCCGATTTGGGCAGCGGGAGGAGGCTGGACATTTGCCAGTGGTCAGGCTGGCTATCAGCTTTCTATCACGTTGGCTTGTGGCACTACCTACACGGCGGCAGCAAACGATACTTGGCAGAATGCCAATGTAGTCGGAGCAGTTGGTCAATCCAATTTCCTAGCCAATGCAGGTGCTACCTTCGACCTCGCGTATGTAGGCCACGAAAGTGGCGCGCAATGCTCGACGCCGATGGATTGTCCGTTTACGCAGAACTATGATGATTGTCTGCGGTATTTTCAGAAAAGTTATGATTACGGTACCGCTTTAGGTACAGTGACCGCTAGTGGAGCCCAGATTATCCCGCAACTTAGTACAGCCGGTTTGTATGGTGTACGGTTCTTTAAGCCGATGGCAAAAGCACCGACAGGGGTAGCAATTTATAATCATGCCAATGGAGCTACTAATACCTTTCAGCATACTAATGGATCAAATTATACTGTTAGTAGTGCAAATGCGGTTGGCCAAACGGGGTGGCTATCGACCAGTACTGTTACCTTGCCAGCAGTTGTAGCTGGCGCAGGAGGATACGTTCATTGGATTGCCGATACCGGCTGGTGACCTTTCTATACCGAATGAATGAGGATTCCAGAAGAAAGCATTTACGCGATCATTTTCTTAATGGGAATATTGCTTTTTGCTTTATTGAGTTCGAGCCAGGAAACGCACAGAGTAGCCAAACCCGGCCCGATGACACCAACCAACGTCGTACAATTCTATGGCACAAACGTGTTCAAAATCCGCTTGGAAATGGCTGAACGCTTTTGTGCCAAGGGCGACTCACCAGAGCAAAGCTTGCATGAAGCCGACTTGTTTGTTCACGTGTTGCTATCCGAAGACCGCAAAGAGCTTTACGATAAATTCCAATGAGTAAAAACTAACGGAAAAAAATGAACTTAGGTCAGCTTGCAGATTATTGTTGCCGCACAACTGGAGATACTTCCAGCGAGGCGCTCCAGTACGCCAAGGACGCTGCCCGGCTCAAGTACGGTGTCCTGCATGACGCTCACAGCTGGCGCGAGGCACAGCGCACGGTCGGCCCTATCCTGCTGGATCCGCACCTGAACGGAGCGGTCTTCTTGCCGTACGACGCCGAGGAAATCATTTTTCTGTCGATCAGTTACGATAATCATACTTTCATGCGTCTTGATTATCGGGAACGCGATTGGCTGGAACGGTTCGGTTCCAATATGGCGACGATACCGGGACAGAACCCGTTCTATTATCGGAGCGAAAATCTGGCCTGGCCGAGTCTTAACCCAGGCGTATTCGTTTTTACCAGTTCCGATCAAACACCGATCACGGTCTATATCGAAGGACGGGACGCAAACAATTTTCCGATCTCCGAAACGTTCAGCCTCCAGGGAACAGTAAATCCTGACAACTCGATCAACCCTTCCAGCGTCACCACTACGCATTCTTATGCCATCGTAACGACTCTTTCCAAGTCGAGCGGCACGATGCCGTTAACTATTGCGGCTGATATCACGCTGGTTATGCCGCCTCAGCTGAACCAGCTGGTCTTTACCCAGTTGCGCATGGCGCCGCCGCCGATCCTGGTTAATCCGGATGGCAGCACCAACAACGTCTGGGTGCGTGCCCAAGTAAAATTGAAAGCCGACACGCTGGACAACGATATGTCTGTTCCTAGGATATCGCATCTGGCCGATGCACTGGTCGAGTTCACGCTGAGCAGTCTTTACACCAAATACCGGCAACTGGGCAAAGCCGATGCGCGCGAGCAAAAAGCTATCATGCATGTGCAGGCTGCGGTCGCCGTGGAAAAAAACCAGAGCGAATTTCGTCAGCAGGTTGTCCCGGTTATTTACGAGCAAGGTGATTATATGGCGGAAATGATTGGTCGCGTGACCAGTTATCGACCATTCGGATAACGATGAGCGTAATAATAAAGAGAAGCCCTTTTGCGAGCACAGATCTGGCAGTTAAGAAATCCCTGCTTGTGATGTCCGTGTTTGCAATAGGGATTTATAGGAGGTCTGCTTCTATCGTTGTTGATGGCGTATGTCACTGCCTCAAGGTGATACGGATTGCAGCACAGCCTTGTTTTGCAAAGGTGATCGATACAGAACCCTTCTGGAATCGGACCTTTGAAAAATTCGTACACGATACGGTGAACCCTCAGCGGGTTCGCGTTATTGAGATTGATGTAGCCGTATCCGCCGTTATCCCAAGAATTGCTACATCCAATCCAGAGCCAGCAACCAGAGTTCGGCTCGACAATGATTTTATTTCGCACTCTCTCTGGAAGAGCGCTAACGTAGAATTGCATAAACTCGCCCTCATCGTAGCACGAAACTGCTGCGGTGGGGGATTTCTTTTAGGAGAGTATGCCCCTCTATAATAATTCGTTAGACGATGAACCTCTAACGGACGCCAGCGTCC